AGTATATTCACTATTACCAACATAATAATTGTCAAATATCATTTTAATTTTACCATGTATTTTATATTTAATGCTTTCATTTCTTTCTTGAATATATAAATCGGATACACTTAACACAATGTTTTTTTCGTTTTCACGAAGTATATTTTCTTTAGATTTCAATTCCATCAAAGAATTTAATTCTTCAACTGGTGCATTAAAATATTTTTTTGTTGGTAATAAAACTTTATACTTTTTCATTATTATACGTTTGTCAATCCATTTTTAGGTCCAAAATATTTTATTAGTTTGTCGAATGCTGTTTTACCAGGTGCTATTCCAAAATAGAATAAAAATGGTGTCGATAGCACTTGTTTACTGCCGCTATAATTTTTAGTAGTTTCAAATATGAACATTTCATATTGTTGGTTTACAAACTTTTGTGTTTGTTTTGACCATGTTTTATTTACAACAACATATATATCACCACTTATTGGTGTTTTTCTGTAATCTGTTCCAACGTATGTTAGAACATGTAACCACAAATCACCCTCAACAAATGATGTTGCACCATTGGTTGAAGTATTTGGTGCAACATCACTTATGACTTCAAATCTTTCGATTGGACTATTTTGATAATCTCCTTGTATATTATAAGTTGGGTGTGTTATTGTCATTGGTTTAAGTAGATATTCTTCCTCACCATCAGCCATTAGGTAATTTGTTGTTGTGGCATTATGAGATGATATAGAAAAAATTCTTTGCAATTTCATTGTTGCAATATTTTGTCTATCCCATTTTTGTTGGTCAGATAAATTACCATAATTACCAAAACCTTCATTTCCTTTATCCCATAAATAAAAAGGAACCTTTTGTGAAAAATCCCCTAATCTATAATTCAAACAACCCCTAATAAAGGAACCATTTTCATCTAATTTAAAATCTATAGGTAATGGACTATATAAACCATTCTTTTTAAAATATGAACCATATGTTGGGTCATCAGGATCCATTATTTCATTATTGTACATGAAATAATGTGGACTATCCAAATCAAATTCTTCAATACCCGCTTCACAATTTATTGACATTAATTGAATTATATCACCATCTAAAGTTTGAATATTAGACCCATATTGTCTACCACTGAAAAAGTCTTGAACATCCGCTTTAGCATCTGTAATATCTAATCTATAATTTAAGGCATACTCAATGACATTTGCTGGATCTTGATATGATGTTACTGAAATATCTCTAACAACTGAGCATGTTGGGTCAATACTTGGGTCTGTACATATTTCATATAAAAATTCATCCCTAACACCTAAATCATAAAATGTTGTTGGGTGAAGAATTTGTTTTTGTAACACATTGTTAATTTTGAAATACTGTTGCCCAATAAATTGACCAACCCCATTTTGATACTTGTATGGTGTACTTCTATAGTAAAAATTTTCATCTAATACATTAAAAAATATTAATTCTCTCGGAAATTTTGAACCACCTTGGTTTAAATCATAATTTTGAATATTATCCCATTTAATTCTTCTATCAAATTTGAAGAAATATAAAACACCTGAAAGCCAATTGTCAATAAAAGAATAATTAACAATCCCACCACAAAATGTTAATAATACTCTTTTTCTATTATACCATTCTCGGATTGCATCATTATTGCGACTTATTCCTCTAATGACTGGAATTATTGTAAATACACCATCTCTAAATTCTGAAAATCCTGATTTTGTTCTTCTATCATATGTGACATTGCCAATATTTTTATATGTTCTTTTTAATGGTAATCTCGCGGTGTCACTTCCAGCAATTATTGTTGATAATAATGTTTTACCTATCGGTTTTTTTAATGATTCTTCATATCCACCTGTATATGTAGGCGGTACATCAGGTTCAGTTGAACTACCATAACTAGATGTTGTTCCCCACAAATATGACCTAACTATTGACTCATCAAAAACAGAATCATATTTTGAACAACCTTGTTCTATACTTAATTCTAGATTAGTAGTACTTGGATAATTAACGAAAACACCCCTTTCATATATTCTTAATACAGCATATGTAGATGTATCATCAATATTTGATGAATTAGTATAATCAATCCCTGTTAATCTATACCATTCATCATAAGTGAATTCAATATATTTTCCAGTTCCTAAACCAGCCGATGACATTTTTCCGAAACCGTAGTCAACATTAAATTTAACATCATCATCCTCAATATTATTGTCATTAAAAAAAACAACAAAATTTGAAAATGTTACACTATTATTTGACGATGACGAATAAACTTCAGCATAATATTTTGATGTGTTTGGGTCATTAGGTACCACAGTTGAATATGTATGTAAATTATCTAAATCAGAGTATTGCATTATAGGTACTGGTTGACACTCTGACTCATTTGATTTAGATGATTCCATAGGAAATAATGATGGTAGGAGTGTCGTACCTGGATTAGTACTACTACTAAAATTATTTAAACTAATAACATCTAAAACATATAATAAAACAAGATTTTCCGAACCAACACTAAAATTATTTACCTTCAATTTTACTTCAGCAACTCTACAATATGTATTTTGATATGTTACATCTGTTGCAATTGTACTATCATCTTGTGTGCATTCATCGCAATCAGGATATATTGTAAGTGGTAAAGTTTGTGTAAATTTTGCTTGCATATGGTATGAAAAATTTTCAAATCTTCTAGCTAAACCACTAAATAGGAACCCAGCTAACGCATTATCATAAATAAATTTTGCTATATCAAAAAATATAGAACCTATTATTTCTGCTACCTTAACTAATACTATTGTAATTATAAATTGAAAAAATAATAACACTTGTGATAATATCAAACCAAAATTTCTTCTATTTCTAAAAGCAAAATTAGTAGGGAAATAATTAACCTTAGATGCACAATCTTCTTCTTCTTTTGGTCTAATTTGTTTTACACCTAAAAACGCATCCCTTCTTCTTGTTTCATAATGTGTACCTTGAAATGATGATACAGTATAAACTTTAGCATATGTGAATTTATAGAAATAATCTTCAGGTATACCATTATTGTTTGTACCCAACATTAAATCTTTTTTGTGATTTCTAACTTCACTTGTATAATTAGTTGTATCAAAAGTCACAGATGTTAATGGTGGTAATACATTTATATAATCTTCAAATACATCAGAAAATTGGTAGGTTGCAAGCATTCCCATGCTATATTCATACCTTGTATTTAACCCAGTTACAATATCAGGATTAAACTCTCTAATATTTGGTACCAAGTATTTTGCTGTTGTCTTTTTTCTATCTTCAAATTGTAAACCAAACCTAAATCTGGCAATTGTTGTTGTTGGTACACCCTTGTTTGTATCACTTGTTATTTCTTGTTCACCAAATTCATTTGTATATACATACTCCATATTCATTGGTAACACCGCCATAGCAGCACCATCTTCATCGATTACTTCTTTTATATTGTAATATTCTAATTCTGGATATTTTGTTATACCATCAGACCCAAGAACTTTTCTACCCGTATATCTAACACATTCAATTGTTCCGCTTGTTGTTTGAAGATTACATTTATAACCTGACTTTGCTCTTATCTTACCATTCCTTTTAACCGCATCACTATTGTCATCTGTAAAAGTTGATATTAAGATAAGTGATATTGGTTCAATATTAATACCTCTTTCTGATAAATCAAAGTCTGTTCTTGTAATCCCTATCTCGCATAATTCTTGATTACCCCAAAATGGGTAAACTTCTATAGTTTTATCAAAACTTATTATTTGTGGTAAACCATCAACATCTGTACTTGATTTGAAATTATAAAATCTATCAAAGTTTGATTCTCCAACACCTTTAATGATAAAGTCGTATGGTCTCAATGAAAAACAACCAATATCGGATAAGTCAATATCAACATGAATTCTTTGTGTACCTAATGGTACACCCCATATCATAAAATCACCAGATTCATTTGTTTTGACAGTGTAATTGTAATATTTTTCATACACCTCCAATACTTCCTCTCTTGAAAGAATATCAGATTGACTTGGAAATGTTCCTGTAGGAACATGACCACCATGTTGTTTTTTTGCTGGTAATAAATTGTATCTATATCCATCATCGTTCTTGTCACTTAATTCAATATATGGATATAGTGCAGATATCACAGGATCATCAGCATCATTTGTGTCTTGTGGCACAAAAATGGATACTTTTGCGTTAGGTATTCCTAATCCATTATTTGCGGTAATTCTACCAACAACAACACCATAATCAGAACACAATGATGAGTATGCGTCTTTTTGTGTAAACTTTAATGAAAGTATTTCTAATAAATCAAAATCTTGTTTTAACTCAACAAGAATCTTTTGATCCTTACCAATATTTGTTGAAATTCTATGTTTCTGTACCATCACTATAATAAATAGAAAAAATGAGATTTTCTATTATTATAATAAAAAAAGATATTAAAATGAAGTTGTTCCTAATGTTTTAACTCTAAATTTAATATCTTTATTTGGAAATCTTATCTGATAAATCTGATTAGATTTCATATATATCGTCATATCAGATTGTGCAATTTCTTTAGTTGCGTTATCTTTATATGCTTGAGTTACTTCGGAACTTGAATATTCACCCCCGATTAAATTAAAAACACGAATATCTATTACGTTTACAACACCATTTATATTACCTAATAGTCTATATAAATCTCCAACAAATAATGGGTCACCCATTTTTCTTCTATTGATTGAAAAATATTCAGTAACATCATCAATAGATGTCCTAAGTAATTCGGTTTGATTGATATTTTTATCAATCGCCATATCAATTTCTAATTTAAAATCTATGTTGTGACAAATATTTGATAATGTTATTCTTTAATGTATTTGAAACAACATTTGTTAAATTACCTTTATCGTCATAAGATAATATTTTAACTCGTACTTTATTATCTTCTTCCATAACATTGACCTTTGCTGGTGCCCCAAACACTGATGGCATGTTTTCAATCATTGATTTATAATCATTCAATGTTACTGCTCTATTTTGTGCCGCAAAATTATATGCTACCATATTTCTTATTTCTTCTATTGTTGGTTGGTCAGCACCACCTATTGCGGGTGTTACGTTTGTTACACGTAATGATTGAACAACTTGTGTATTAATAGTACTATTTGGACCCAAAACTATGAAATCAACATTATCAACACTTGTAATTACATTAACGCCCAAATTTGAATCTCTACCTCCACCAATTCTATATTTAACAAATAATGTGGTATTTGATTTAGGGGTCATACCCAAAGACATATTATTTAAATAACTTGACAATGAAACTTGCATATTACCATTTACAAAATTATCTAAATTATCCATAGGGTCAACAACGCCAGAACCAAAAGTTAATGAAAAGAAACCTTCGGGAGTATATTCTGTAATAAATTTATTTGTGACCTTTAAGTAGGTTCCAGATGTAAAATTATCTCTATCTGATACAATTGTTGAGTCTGGTATAAAAACATTATCCTCAACAAGTGATTTGACTTCGTACCATTTATTAGTTGATGTTTCGAATTCGGAAGATAATGGGTTTGCACCAAAATTAGTACCTTCTTTATGAATAACTGAAGTTATTCCTAAAACATTTTGTTCAGGTAAAAACAATTTTAAAAATGGTTTTTGGTCTGCTTGTGTTATTACTCTTCTATAAATTCTTGTTGTACCATTAACAACAGCATCTCTTTTAGTTATTGTATATGATATCAATCTATTGTTGGCATCAAAATTTGGTATTTTTAACCTATTGGGTTCACCCTTGCTATTAAATGGGTTTGAAAAATCTATGTCCTCAATTGTTTCAAATACTTGTCCACCACCTGAAACTTGAGCACCACTCTTTAAAACACCCAAGTATCTTTCATCTTCTTTGTCTCCTCTTACGGGTACATTAATTGAAAAGTCACATAATGCTACAGATGGTCTATTCCCTGGAATTTTAAGACCATATGTTTTAGCAATATGAAACAAGGATTGTCTTTGTTGTGCAAAATCCAACATTGTTTCTTGCCATACTCTATCTATGTGAAAATGTAAGTTATCAGTGACCGCAGCATTCAAGTCTAATAAAACAGAAAAAATCGATGCATCATTAGTATTAGTTACTAAATCTGGATAATATTGTTTGGTTAAATTAACTAATTCTTCTCTTAATCCTGCGAAGTCTCTAGTCGCATATGATATCTTTTTACTCATTTTATATGTTTATAATTATAAAATCTGAAGACGAAAACGCTCCATTATTAACAGTATAATCTATTTTAACTTTTGCGGTATATGGTTTGGTAGAATTATCAGAAACCCTAAAAAGTCTCTCATCTTCTAATTCATTCAAACTCATTTCATTATCAGGATCCTCTTCGGCTGATGTGACAATTATTGAATTAATATCAAGATTAGGTATATATTTTTTAACACTCTCTCTAATTTCTTCTTCAATTAGATTCCACGTAACAAAATCATTTTGGTCAAAAATGAATTCATAGATTCTTGTTCCAAAATCGGGCAAATAATATCTTGACCCTCTTCTTGTCAAAATTAGATGAATTAGATTAGCACGTACTTCTCTTTCTGGTGTTTCAGTCATACTTAAAAAATCACCTCTTTGACTATCTCTAAATGGAAAATCTATACCATATTTTACTGCCATAATAATAAATATAAAGAATGATGAAATGTGAATAAACAAAAAACTCGGATTATTCATCCGAGTCTTTCTTTAATTTGGTATTTCCTTTTTCTCCTTTTGGCTCATAGGGACAATGTCTACATCCACCGCTTTTTGAACCACAACAATAACCTCTTTCAATATGGTATTGTTCTGTGAATACGACTTTAGTATCATCTAAATAATAATGAACATTTTGAATAAACTCTTTCATAACAAATTATTTAATTGAAAAAGGACCTGTATTATCAGGTCCCTTTTCATTATTATATTTTTTATTTTATATGCGAACTATATCGCACGAACCACCAGAACACGCGACCGCACCAAATTCACCGATGTCCTTGTATTGTGGTTTGTCAAGAATTTCACCGAAGTTAACTTCTTTGAATTGACGAGTAACAGTTTCCCATTTATGGAAAAGATGTACATCTTTCAAACAATATACCATCTTCCTCATGTCATTCTTAAAGTAGTTCTTCGCAAACTTCTTGGCTCTGTCCAACCAATACTTCCTCAACAATACTTGTTCTCTTGTTCCTGTCACTGGAAGATTTTCAAGAAGAGTGTCACATGCTGACCAAAGGTTGTTGTCGAAGTAATGAAGACCATCTACAACCAATCCTGAGGCTAATACGGCACCTTTACCATATTCTTCCACAAGTTCCTCCAAGTTAAGTACTGAGGTGAATGGTGCTTGGTTAAAATCCTTGTCACCATAGTCGGACATAAATGAGACCGCAGTGAATTCGTCCTTATTATCCCAAATGTAATCAACAATAGCGTCCTTGTCATCAATAATGACGGTGCAAGAAGTATTATGGTTGATTGGATTATAAACACACTTTTCAGGATTTGTACCAGCATTAACCCAATTCTGTTGAACTAACTTGATAAGTTCAAGGTGTTTGATACCTTTCATGTCTTTTTTGAAAAGTCCTTTCTTTGGATTCTCAACTGGAACAAATACAACATAATCGCTTTTTGTTGTTGACCATACACTATCCTCCAAAAGGAATGACATATTTTCTGTCAACCATTTTGCGGTATTTGATTCCTTGTTGAGTTGCATAATTCTAAAATATTTTTCAGAATGTTCTGGGTGAATACCTGATGCTGTACCCAAAACAACGGATGCATTACCTGATGGTTTAACACAAGTGGTTCTTGCTGCTTGATTAATTCCAATTACTTCTGCAAGTTCTTTGTTTGTATTTTTGACAACTTCGGCACCCTCTTTCAAAAGTTCAGCATTGAACAACATAGGATTATTCATCCAACCTGTGATGCTCACACCAAGTAGTGCTTCTCTTGCGAAAATCTTTTCACTTGTCTCACCGAGATATGGGAAGTTATTATAACCAGCTTGGAGTGTACCAAGAATGGTAGCATCCTTACATGCTTTGAAAAACTTTTCTTTTGTTGTACATTTTTCAGCATTGATTTCAGACAAGTTACACCCTTGAATACCAAACTTATCTTTATTCATTGTAACGTAATGTTCAACATCCTCATAATCAATTTTTGAGAAGTCAATATTATCAAGAATGGGTATTTTCAAAATTTCAAAACATGGATTAAACATGTCAAACCAACTATTTGCAAATACGAATCCAATATCGTTTGCACCATCGTTAAGTTTTACAAGATAATCAAATTGTTCTTTTGTTACTTTACCTCTCAACAAAAGAACTGAGTTGTTAGACCTTGCTCTTTGTGGATTCTCTACCCTCCAATTACCCGTCTTTGCATGAATCATTTCATCGTCATTGGGGTCAACAATCATATTCAATGCAGATCTTCTAACACCACCAGACAATACCGCATCAGATGCATGACAAATAATATCGAATGCCAAAATGGGTCTGATTTTATTACCTTCTTTATCCAACCATTTTTCAATCAATTGCTCAATCTTTTCCAATGATTGTTTAAGTCCATCGGGACCTGGGGCTTTGAATCCACCACTGATGAATGTTCCCTTCTCTCTGATTAATGAATAATCAAACTTAACTTCATAACCAGCATATTCGGGGAATGGTTGATTGTCCACATAATATGATGACAAAAGCACACCAAGAGAATCTGCCCAACCCTCAATAGTATCGGGGATAACAAAAGTTTTTGTACCTAAAACCCTTTTTTGGATACGGCTTATGTTGTTTACAAATGGGATTAATAAACCACCACCAACACCACAACCAGATAGACCAAGATAAAAAATTTCTTGAAATACTCTATTTCTCATGATGTGCGTACTTGTGCAATTATACATTCTTGTATTATGACGCATAATTTCATCATGCCTGAATTGAAGATTTCTTTGAGATGCGAGAACAACTTGGTCTTTCATACTTTCAAGAGCAGAAGACAAATATTCTTCAACATCAACATTAGAATATTTTTTTCTATGTCCATTTATGATATCAGCACACGCTTCTTCCCAATTTTCATACCTACCGATTTCTTCTCTCCATTTAAAGT